AGCGACGTGGAAGCCTTTGCAAGGCCACCAATCATGTGCGTCAGGCCCAAGCCGTAGAAACCAAGGCCAGGGAGGAACTTGTAGTGGACAAAGTATGGGTTCTGACGCCGCAGAGGGTCGTTTTCCTCGTAATTTCTGCGGATCGCGAGAACCTTGTTCGTCTCCTTCAGGATCGTGACGATGTACGGCAGCTTCAGGCCAGTTTCCTGCCCATTTTCATCAACATCCTCGAACCCAAAGAGATCCAGATCGGTGTGGACTTCGTAAACAGTGAGGTCAGTAGACGCATTACCCGGCAAAACGCCCTGAATGTCGTCAACAGCCTCCCTCACACCCGTCATATCAACGTCAGGATACGTCGAAGTCGGCAGATCCACGTCCCTGTAGAACCCAGCAAGCTGAAGTTTGCGGATTTCGTTCGAATCCATCACAATCCGATGCGTAATCCGCGACGCAGTGACCAAATCCGTCGCGCCATAAGGCACAATCAGGTCTTCCGCGTGGACAAACTTGCTCATCGCGCGGTTCTTAAGCGGGTCGAAGTACACTTTCTTGAACGTCGAGCCCACAATCGGCAGATAAAAGAGCATCTGATCCATCTCAGGGTCATACTCTTCCATCTCGTAGGTGATCTGGTAGTTCATGTACTCCTTGACGCGCTCAGCCTGCTTCATAAGCTGCTCGCTCTGCGCGCCAATCACGTCCACACGCACAGGACCACCGGCAGGAAGCAACTCCCTGTAAGCCTGAGCCTGAAATTGCGTCACAGCCTCAGCCAGAACAGGGTGAACAACGCCACTTGAGCCCTCAAAAGGCTCCGTGCGCTCCTCATATTTCATGCCAAGGTAGTTCAGGCCCTCACGATACGTCTCTTCCCACTCCTCGCGAGACGCCAAGTCATCCTCAATCCGACCAATAAGCTCAGACGCAATGCGCCCAAGCTCCGCTTCATCAACCGCATCGGCCAGATTGCCATCAAATGGCACGTCAATCATGGTCTCTTCATCCATGATGTCGCCCACAGTCGCGCTTCCGTCTTCCAACTGAAGCACATTCGGGTTCTGAGGGAGGTCAACAAGCTCAACAGGAGTGCTTTGCGCCTCTTCCACAAGCCGCTGGATTACCTCAATGGGCAGTCCACCGGGGCCGACATCAGACTCGATAACCATCTTCAACCTCCCAAAGGGTGTTGGGGCAGGGGGTGTTCAACTCGGGGAGGCATAGAGGAACACAACCGCCGCCAGTTCTGGGAGGAGGATCATGACGGAAGTCACTCACCCCTGCCCCAACCTCGTTTTTCCTGAACACGTCAGAAAACATCCTTCATACCACCCTCGACAGGCTCACTATCGTCCATGTCGTCATAGTCCGTAATCGGGCCACCGGGCTCGTAGGCATTGCAGATGTTCTTCGCAGAGCACACAAACGAAAGCCGCTCGCAGTAGCCAATGTCACCCTGAAGGCCAAGGCCCTCAGAAATGCACGACATCATCGAAGCCTTCACGTTGAAGTACTCACAAATGCCGCACTTCGCGTTCTTCTGCTCCCAGTTTCTAACCGCAGGGCCGTAGCTGTACTCGTCAATCGCATACTGGCGATTGTCAGCGTTCATCATCGGATCCTGAGTGGCAGGAGGACAAGATTCCTCGTCCTCCTCCTCTTCGTCTTCCTCTTCGCCCTCGTCTTCGTCTTCTTCTTCGCCCTCAAGAAGATCCTCGATCTCATCCTCGTCAGGCACGTCAATCAAGGCCCCCTCGCCAAAGGAGACCTGATTGATGCCAGTCGAAAGCTCAGAAGTATCTATCTCGACGACGATCTTCATGGCTCACCGAACCCCACGGAACTTCGTGCCACGAAGAGCAGCGCCACCGCCACGGCATGAACCAACCTTGCCGCCCATCTCGTAGCCCTTCACCATGCCGCCGCCCATCATGCCCTTGGCGTCGTCATAGTAGTCAGCAGCCTCAAGGTCGCTGCCCTGCATCCGCATCACAGCGTCGTCAAGCTGACGCTGCCTGCTCAGTTCTCGACCGTAAGCGCCATGGCCACGACGAGTCGCAGAAGATGGCGTCTTCTTCTTGTCCTTCATTTCTTCATTCCCTTCTTGGAAGCCATCTTCTTGGCCATAACCTTGCCGCCCTTCTTGTAGCCCATCATGGTCTTCATCCGAGCCTTGTCGGCGTCAGAGACGGTCCTGCCAGAAGGCTTACTCATCATTTTATCCATCTTCGCCTTATCGGCGTCAGAGATGGTCCTGCCAGAGTTCTTCATCATTTCCTGATCCCTTTCATGGCCAGAATCTTGTGAATGTTGATCTCGCCCCGCTTCTCAGCAGCAGCAGCCATCTCCTCCTTGCGCGCATTGTACCGCGCAATCGCAGCCTTCGGCTTCGATAACTTCTTCGGAGGCTTCATCCCACTACCCCTTCAGTAGTAGACCCGCTTGCGACGACGATACATCATTTCTTCATCGTCGTCACGATAGTCGTTCGGCGCAATGACAAAGCCACCCTGCCGAAACCGCAGTATAGCCTGTGTCATCGTGTCAGCCAAGTCATCATGGTCCCCATTCGGAAACGCAGCGCACTCCTCAATCATCTCCTCCGCAAACTTGGTGTCAGGTGCCCACACCAAGCCACCCTCAAACATCGGAGCACACGCATTCATCCGCGTCATCTTGTCCGCGCCCCTGCTCGGCGTGAACGGCGTCACAGGAATCCCAATGCGACGCAACTCCTGCGTCAATGGCGCACCACTCGCCTTCTGCTCAATCAAAACCATGTCAGGCCGATAGGTGTCGTAAAGCTCACGAGCCATCGACTTCAACTCAGGAAACTCCCAACGCCCACTCACAGCGTCCAACAAGATAATCCCTATCTCGTCGTCCGCAGGCTCAAAAATCCCCCACGTCGATATCGCGCTCATGTCCGAACGCTCGCTCACACTAAACGCCGTGTCGTAACTCTGGATCACATACTGACACACAGGAGGATCCTCATCCTCCCACTTCTTCCACCACTCACGCTTGATAATCGCGCCCTCTTCCGAGGTCGGATTCTGCATGTACTGAGCATTCCACTTCGCCAAAGGAATCGTGGCCTTGACCGCCTCCAACTCCTCCAACTTCCAATACTCAGGCCATAAAGGCCTACCACTCGGCAAAATCGCAGGGAACTCAACAACCTCCCACTTGTCAGCCCCACGCTCAGCCTGCTTCTGCAACACACGCGACACCAAGTCCTTGATCGACCAGCGCGTCATGACAATGATAATCGCCCCGCCCGGCTGCAAACGCTGCCTCGGACCAGACGTATACCACTCGTAAACCCGGTCTAACTCACTCGGACTCAACGCCATCTGTTCAGAAATCGGGTCATCGATAATCGCCAAGTCAGCGCCGCGACCAGCCAACGCGCCCCCAACACCGACCGCATAATACTCGCCTCTCTTATTAGTGCTCCAACGCCCACTCGCCTTAGCATCCGAAGCCAACTTGACCTCAGGGAAAACATCCCGGTACTCCTCACTCTCAAGCAAACCCTTGACCTTGCGGCCAAAACCTACCGCCAACTCAGCCGTGTGCGTCGCCTGAATGATCTTCTTCGTCGGATCACGACCCATCAACCAAGCCGGAAACAAATAACTCGCAAACTCAGACTTCGTGTGTCTCGGAGGCATACACACAATCAAACGCTTCAGCCGACCCTCAGCAACATCCTGCAACTTCTGCGCGTAAACACGGTGATGCTCGCCCTCCACAAAGTTGGGCCACACATGCTTCACAAACGTCATGAAGTCCTTCTGACGTTCCTCACGGTCCTCAAGCTGCTTCAAACGCTCGATCATCGGAGCTACTTCCTGTAGCTCCTGCGTGCTTAAATACCGCCCAATCTTCTTGAATTGGTTCATCTCATAAGGCTGGACAGCACACTATCCACAGCACGACTCAAACTGTCACCACCGCCCATGCCACCCTGCAACTGAGACATCCTCTCCTCACGGCTCATCGAAGGACGAGACGGCATCGGAGGAACAGGAACAGAAGCACGACGCTCAGGCGTCAATGCAGCTACAGCACGCGATACAGCAGCTTTGCTAGGCCCCGCTTTCTTGCCGAGATCCGCAGGACGCGGAGGTGGTGCCTCAACAGGCCCACGACCCTTGAGAATGAAGTCCACATAATCCCGCGTCTCCGCTATGTCAGGAACACCACCAGCAGCCCTCACACGACCAACACCAGCGTTGTAAGCAGCCAAAGCCCGCTCCTCGTCGCCGCCAAACTCACGCAACAACGCACTCAGATACTCAGCCCCAAACCGCAAACTCTCATTCGGATCCAGCGGATTCATCAACGGCGCAACGCCAAAACCCGGATCACGAGCCGTCGCAGGCATCACCTGAGCCAAGCCCAACGCACCCTTCCGACTCCGAGCCATCGGATCAAAGTTGCTCTCACGCAAAATCATCCGCTCAAACATCTCAGGCCGCAAACCAAACTTCTCAGCCTCAGCACGCGCAGCAGCACGATAGTCAACCGCGCCACCATCAGCCATCCGACGCGGACCACGCTGGACACCAAAGAAGTCAACGTTCGGCAACACGTTCTGACCGCCACCAGTCACAATCGGCTGCGTCCCGCCGCCGCCAACCGTAATCCGGTCAATGATCTGCTGTATCGTCTCGCCAGAACCCGGCGTCGGACCAGTCGTCGTCGTCGTCTCCTCTTCCTCTTCCTCCAACTTCACAGGAACAGGAACACACATCTGCGTCACAGGATCGCGCTCATAACCCTCAGGGCACGCCTCAAAAACATCATCTTTATCATTCGCAGCCTGCTCAGCCTCATTGCGAGCTATCGTCTCAGCAGTCCGCTGACGATAGTCAGCCAAGGCATCAGCGCCGTACTTCTCAATAAACGCCTGCTCACCCTGCGTCGCTAACGTCCAACCCATCGCAATGTCGTTCATGATCGCGCCGGGCAAACTCATCAACGCAGACCCAAGGCCCTGAAAGAAACCGGGCTCAGTAGGACGCGGCGGAGGAACAGCAATCTGCCCAGCAGCCGTCTTCCCGCCCAGCAACGTCTCAACAGGCAACGCAGCAGTCTGCGAAACAGAAGGAGCAGACGGCGCAGACGGACCATAACTAATAGGAGAAACACCAGCATAGGCAGGCTGCGATAGGCCAGCAGAAATAGAAGGCGCAGAAGGAGAAACATCCCCATAGGCAGGGCGCGAAAGCCCCGGAGAAACAGGTGCAACATCCCCATAAGCAGGACGCGACAAACCGGGCGAAACAGGCGCAACATCACCATAAGCAGGACGCGACAAACCAGCAGGAGGTACAGCAGAAACCACAGGCGCAGGCGATGCGTCCCTAGTCAAATCAGGAAACCGCTCACCAAAGTTCAACCCAGCACCGCTAAACGTCCGCTCACGCAACTCACCGGGCCTGTCAAAAGCAGAAATCGTCTGACCAAGGCCAGTAACACCAGCCTCCCTCATCGTCGATGCAGCCTGCTGATAAGCCTGCTGTAACGCAGCATTAGCGCGGTCATCCCGGTCGTCACGGTCAGCAAACCCAGCACCAGCACCGCTGCCGCCCTTCCCAGACATCCCACCCTTCGAGGCAGAAGCGCCACCACCAGCAGCAGAACCACCTACAGGGCCAGCTTCAGCCATAGCACCCCAGCCACCTACCCCGCCACCAGCGTAAAAGCCGCGAACAGGCCGACGACCGTAAAACATCTCACCCAAGCCACGGTTCATCATCACGAAAGACCCCCATACCCAGCTACAGGCGAAGCCAACCAGTCAAAAACGTTGATACTCTGAGGACGAGCAGGCAAGTCAATCTCCCCAATCCGACTCCGTATCGTCGCCTGAGGACTCCCAACATACGTCACAGGACGTGTCCCAAACACATCACTCACACCACCAACAAACGTCGGAATGCTGCTCACAGTCGGCTGATACACACTCCCCATCATAGGACCAGCAGAAGTCTGCAAAACACTCCCCGGCATCGCATTCATAATCCCACCACCCGGCTGACTCACAGGAACAGGACCAGCAACATACCCCTGCTGACCACCACCGCCCATCCCACCGCCACCACCACCACCGCCACCCGTCCCAGACGTGGCAGATGTCACAGCACCAGAAACAGGTCGCGCAGGAGCGCCAGTCAGCAAACTCATGTAATCAGAACGAAGCAAGTCACCAGCATCATAAGGCTGATAACCAGCGCCCTGAAACCGCTGAACATTCTCGCCAGTAATCGCGCCAGCAGCAATCGCAGCGTCAATCTGATCCTGCGTAATACCAAACGACGCAGCATTCTGAGGCGTCAAACCCGTCAACGGCAAACCAGCAGCATCAACAACCATCAACTGACCGTTGTACGTCTGTAACCTCGGGCCACCACCAGTCGTCACATCAGTAACGTCAAAGTCCCTAGCAACAGAACCCGGCGTGTACTGCCCATCCGTGTAAAACCTCGGATCCGTCGCTATCGCAGCACCCGTCGAATACATCTGACGAGTCGCCTCCTGAGCAGCACGAGTCGGATCACTAGAACTCATAATCGCGTTCCAGTCGCGAATGTCTACATTCGAACCCACAGAACCATACAGCAACTGACTCGCAGTCGCAGCGTCAACACCCGTCGCCTCCATAAACTCACGCATGTTCGGTTTGGCAACGCCACCAGCCTGCATGTACGCAACGCCACCATCACGCATCTGCGCCACAGGCCTCGGTATCGACGCATCCATCATCCCACCGGGAATCCCACCCGCAAATACATCCGAAGGCAACGCACCCTGAACAGGACCACCAACAACCGCACCAACCGCAGCGCCAAAACCAGCACGCTGCTCAGCCGTACTAGGCGCAGGCAAAGTCCCCAAACTCGCAGGACGACCACCACCCTGAACCTGCGGAGCAGATCCACCCATCGGCATCGGCATCGGCTGCTGCATAGGCGGCATACCCGGCATCGGTGGCATACCCGGCATCCCCGGAGGAGGACCCATAGGCGCGCCCATAATCCCCGGCATCTGAGGAAACATCCCCGGCATCGGTTGCGGTCCAGTCCTCACAGCCATACCAAAAACCCCGCTACAGCAGAAGCCACACCGCAAACCCTACCACACACACCTCACGCTGACAACTTCTCCAACAAACCATACTCAATCATGCTCAATCCCAACATCTCATTGCTCCCAAAATAATAAACACCACCATTCCACTCACACATCTCCATCGCAACCCTCCGACGAAACACATCCTCACTCGTCCCCGGAGCTAAATGCCGCGCACGCAAATGACCCACAATCTCACCAAGCTCCCCCAACTCAACCTCAAACGACTGACCATACCTCACTACATAACGCGCCATCGCACTTGCCCTCCATATGCTACAAGTGTGGAGAGTTGAGCATACTTGAGCAGGAACGTCAAGGGTCAGTCAGGGCGGGTATCCGGAACAAAACCAAACTCGTCAACACCACGAGAGCCAAAATCGCTAGAAAACTCATCCAAATACTCCCTCAAACCAGTCAAATTAATAACCTCAAGACCACGACGCGCAGCCTCAGCCTCTAAACGATCCGCAAAACTACCCATGTTCCT